GAAGGAAACCAGACTCGTGCCACTTTCGTTGCAATGGGCATGAGCAACGATGACATGGCTGAGGCTATGGCAGAGTATGCCAATAACCAAAGGATATTAGGTTTAAAACAGCAATATGAGACAGGCGAGTTAAGCAAACGCACACTAGATTATCAGAGAAACCTAGCCGCTATTAGTGCGCTAACAGGTGAATCTGCTAAAGAACAACAGGCAGAACGTAAGCGACGTTTGGATCAAGCAAACTTTGCCGCTAAGATTGAGCAATTAACTGCCGAAGGCAGAGCTGACGAAGCCATGGCACTGCAAGAAGCAGTTGCCGCCGCCGCAAAATTTGGACCTGCATTTGAAAAAGTTGCTATAGAACAGGCTGTGTATGGCAGGGCTATGAGTGCAGAAGCCAACAAGACCATACTCACTAACAGAGCATTGGGAGAAGCAACACAGGCTGCCATTGATGGCACTAACGGATTTACAGGCTCACAAGCAGAAGCACAAGCTCAAGCTCTACAAGTTTTCCAGGACAGAGAAGCTGAAATTAAGGCTGGCAGAGACGCTACAAGAGGTTTATCAATGCTTGCGGGTCTGACTGACAGTTCCTTTATTAATAGTGTTGGCGAAACGTTTGTAGTTACAAGGGATACCATTGCTAAGACTGGTACTATGGCAGACGAGTTTAATGCGGCTCTGGAAAAAACTACACTAACAGAAGAAGGACGTACTGCTCAGATAGCAGAAGAGTCTGCTAGACAGCAACGTATGCGAGTAGAAACTGAAAAGAACTCTATGAGCCAGATAGATTCAACTCTCAGGATTGCTACAGCATTTTCAGACATTGCAGAAGAATTGCAGAAGAGTAGACAAAAACTTTCCAAAGAAATTACCGAGTTTACAAATAATTTAGTCATAGGCACAGGCAAACTGTTTACCCCAGAGAGTGTTAAATCGTTAGCTGAAGAATTTGAGACTGCTAGACTTAATGCTCAAGGACAACAAACGGCCGAACAACTACAAAAACAAGGCGCAGAGTCACATGAACGACGAGATCTCGAAAAAGTACAAGCATTTAAGTCAACAACTAACGGAGATACAGGAGAATTTGCTACATCTCCGGTCGAGGGTTTTCAGCCAAACCTTCAATCGAATGCCAAAGGAGGCATCGCAGTTGGGCCTATTTCGGGATATAAAGCATTATTACATGGTATAGAAGCAGTTGTACCACTACCTGACGGTAAGAACATTCCTGTAGAACTTATGACAGATTCATTTGAAGAAAAACTTAGTGCAATGATATCAAGTTTAGCAAAAACTGACAGCTCTACAGACGACAGAATACCACAATTACTCAGTAGAATGGTAGCTCTCCAAGAGGAAATGACTAATCTACAGAAATCAAGTAACAAAACCAGTAACAGAATGGTTAGAGTAATGAGTTAATTGTCTTGACAGCGCACAACAATAAATAGTACAATACATAAAAGATACCTAAATGGCCTGGAAAAAATACTTTAAAATATCAAACGACGTAGACCCTGGATATATCACAGAGGCAAGCAAAGCAAACCCTGGATATAGAAATTATCAGAGTCAACTACCTGAAGTCTATATTGGACACCCCAATCGTATTGAACGTTACACACAGTACGAACAAATGGACATGGACTCAGAAGTTAATGCGGCATTGGATACTATTGCTGAGTTCTGTACACAAACTAATGTAGAGAACGGCACAGCATTTGATATTCATTTCAAAGACACACCCAGTGACAGTGAAATTAAAATTATTAAAGAACAACTACAAAACTGGTGTAGTCTAAATAAATTAGATCAGCGTATCTTTAAGATGTTTAGAAACATTTTAAAGTATGGTGATCAAGTATTTGTAAGAGACCCAGAAACATTTGAAATGTACTGGGTGGAGATGAGTAAGGTTGTTAAAGTCATTGTTAACGAAAGCAATGGCAAAGAACCAGAGCAGTACGTAGTTAAGGATCTTAATCCTAACTTCCAAAACTTAACTGTGTCAGCAGTTACAACTAGTGATGTATACACTAACCACCCACAGGTAGGTGGTCCTAACGGTAGTTACATACAACCTAATGCACCCTACGGCAGTGGCGGTAGCCGCTTTAGCAATGCGCAAAATGAGTCTGTTGTTAATGCAGAACATGTTGTACACGCTAGTTTAACAGAAGGTCTAGACGTTAATTGGCCCTTCGGAAACAGCATTTTAGAGAATGTTTTTAAAGTCTTTAAGCAGAAAGAACTACTTGAAGACGCTATTATTATATACAGAGTACAGAGAGCTCCGGAACGTAGAGTATTTTATGTTGACGTAGGTAACATGCCAAGTCACATGGCTATGGCGTTTGTGGAACGTGTTAAAAACGAGATACATCAACGTAGAATCCCAACACAAACTGGTGGTGGTACTAATATGATGGACGCTACTTACAATCCACTTAGTATCAATGAAGACTACTTCTTCCCACAAACAGCAGAAGGTCGTGGTAGCAAAGTTGAAACACTACCAGGTGGCACTAACTTAGGTGAGATTGATGACTTAAGGTTCTTTACAAATAAGTTGTTTAGAGGCTTGCGTATCCCTAGCAGTTACTTGCCAACTGGACCGGAAGATGGTTCACAGTCTGTCAACGACGGACGAGTTGGTACAGCATTAATTCAAGAGTGGCGTTTTAATCAGTATTGTAAGCGTCTACAGCGTATGATTGTTGAAAAACTTGATACAGAGTTTAAGATGTTCATGCGTTGGCGTGGTATTAATGTAGACAATAGTTTATTTGATTTACGTTTTAACGAACCACAGAACTTTAGTAAGAATAGACAAGCAGAACTTGATAACACACGTATTGGTGCATTTTCTAACTTAGAACAAACTCCATACTTAAGTAAGCGTTTCTTATTACAGCGATTCTTAGGACTTAGCGAAGAAGAAATGCGTGAGAACGAAGAGCTTTGGAAAGAAGAGAACGGCACAGATGCTATTATTGGTAGTGATGCAGGACTACGTAGCGTGGGAGTAACACCGGCAGGTATTGACTCTGACTTAGAAACTGCAGAGCCGCCTGAAGTACCAGATGAAGACATGGAAGTAGATGCAGAAGCAAACGCAATGGCACCAGAGACACCCGGTGCAACACCCAGTCCTGTTCCGCCCGGAGAATAATAAATAATACTATTATGTTACTAAACGAATTCTTAAATAAACATGAAGACGAAAGTTATCCTAGCAACAATGACGACCAGAGCGTCTATAAACTAAGTGACTTGCGTAAAACTAGGCTCACATTGGCACAATTAAATAAGCTCAGAAATATAAGGGACGTTAAAAAAATTGAACACGAGAAGAAAATAAAAGATATTAGGCAACAGTATAGGCCCGCCCCACAGGCAATGTAATTAGCAAAAAGACTCCACGATTTGGCGTTTTCTGCGTCAAAACCGCTCAAAATCCTCTTTTTTGCAGAGTAATTCTGCACCTTCGTTAAATACTACTATAATACTACTATAGGAGTAACTTCGCATGAGTAAAAAGTATGAACAGTTGATTGAATATATCATCAACGATGAAGAGGATAAAGCAAAAGAACTCTTCCACGATATCGTAGTTGAAACAAGTCGTGACATCTATGAGAATCTAATTGACGAAGAAGATTTTGCTGAAGAAGAATCAGTAGAAGACATGTCAGACGCCATCGAAGCTGATGAAGAAGGTATCAGCGAAGAAGACGACGAAATGGACATGGAAATGCCTGACATGGACGACGAAGAAGGTGAAGAGGAAGGTGAAGAAGCTGAAGAGGAAGAGCTCGAAGATAGAGTTATGGACTTGGAAGATGCTTTAGACGAACTCAAAGCTGAATTTGATTCTATGATGGACGATGACGGTGAAGAGAAGCCTGAAATGGACATGGACATGGACATGGAAATGGAAGCAACAGAGACTGATGAAGAAGCAGTATCTGAAGAAGCTGAAGAAGAAGTGGAAGAGTCTGAAGAGTCTGAAGAGTCCGAAGTTGTTAAAGAGTATGTTGACAAAGTTGCTCAGCCTGCTAACAACTCAGAAGCTCACACATCGCCAGTAGCAAATAAGAACGACATGGGCGGGAAAGCAGTAGATCCTACAGGTGAAGAAAAAGGTGGATCAACACCTAAGGTAGCACCTGGCAAAGCCTATAAGAATACAGCTGGTGGTAAAGCACCATTGGAAAAAGCACCTGCACCAAAAACAGGTGAGTAATTAGAGTTTAACTAAGGATAAACGAATGGCTTTATTAAAAGAACACTTAACATATGATGCGGCCCGTATGGTAACAGAAGGCTCTGAAGATGGTAAGGACTTGTTTATGAAGGGAATTTTCATTCAGGGTGGTGTTAAGAATGAAAATAAAAGAGTTTATCCTGTTTCAGAAATCTCTAATGCAGTCAGCACTATCAATGAACAAATCAAGGGTGGTTACTCCGTCTTAGGCGAAGTTGATCACCCAGATGATTTAAAAATCAATTTAGATCGTGTTAGCCACATGATTACTGAAATGTGGATGGACGGCCCGAACGGTTTTGGTAAGTTAAAACTGCTCCCAACACCAATGGGACAGTTAGTAAAAACCATGTTAGAATCAGGCGTTAAACTTGGAGTAAGCTCTAGAGGCAGTGGTCAGGTCTCAGAATCTTCAGGAGACGTCAGTGATTTTGAAATTGTAACGGTGGATGTAGTTGCACAGCCTAGTGCTCCAAATGCATATCCAACAGCAGTGTACGAAGGGCTGATGAATATGAAAGGCGGTCACAAGGTATTCGAAATGGCAGCAGATGCTAGTGCAAATCAAAAAGTACAAAAGTACCTAAAAGAGCAAGTAACACGCTTGATTAGGGACTTAAAAATTTAGGAGATCCGTATGTTAGAAGCAATCAAACCATTGCTAGATAGCGGAATTATTAACGAAGAAACAGAAACAGCAATTAATGAGGCTTGGGAAGCAAAACTTTCTGAAGCTAAAGAGACTGTACGTGCTGAACTTCGTGAGGAATTCGCACAACGCTATGAGCATGACAAGTCAGTCATGGTTGAGGCTTTAGACAAAATGGTCAACGAATCCTTAACTACAGAGCTTCAGGAATTTGCTGAAGACAAGAAGAGGTTAGCAGAAGATAGAGTTAAGTTCAACACAAAGATGTCTGAAACAGCAGATAAGTTTAAAGGCTTCTTAGTTGGTAAACTTTCCGAAGAACTCAAAGAGTTACGTGAGGATCGCAAGGCAATGGCCGGTACAATGGCTAAAGTTGAGCAGTTCGTTATTCGTCAACTTGCTGAGGAAATCAAAGAGTTCGAGCAAGACAAGAAAGACGTTGTGGAAACAAAGGTCAAACTTGTTGCTGGTGCAAAGGAAAAGTTAGACGAACTTAAAACTAAATTCGTTGCTCGCTCATCTGCTTTAGTTAAAGAGGCAGTTGCTACAAATCTAGAGTCTGAGTTAATTCAACTCAAAGAAGACATCCAATCAGCTCGTGAGAACATGTTTGGACGTAGATTGTTTGAAGCATTCGCAAGTGAATTTGCTGGTACTCATTTAAATGAGAACAAGGAAATTAAAAAACTTCAAAGCATTATTGCTGAGAAAGATCAAAAACTTGCAGAAGCTACACAAGCAGAAGAAGATGCTAAGAAATTAGTTGAATCAAAAGAAAGCGAAATTAAAGTTATTAAGGAATCTAGTGAGAGAAGTAATACACTCAATGGATTACTTAAGACATTAAACAAAGAGAAGGCCACTGTAATGAGTGACTTACTCGAATCTGTGCAAACTGATAAACTTCAGTCTGCATTTGACAAGTATTTGCCAGCAGTTCTTAACAATTCAAAGATCGAACAAGCCGCAAAGCAAGTTCTTTCAGAAAATAAGAAAGAAGTAACTGGTGATAAAACTGCGAAAGACGTCGTTAAGGAAGATGGTAGCAATATCATCCAATTAAAGCGTTTAGCAGGGCTATAAATTAGTAAAACTATTAGGAGAAAACTGAAATGTCAGATAATTTACTAGAAGGCCGTTGGGGTGAGACCAAAGATGCTCTGTTAGAAGGTTTACAAGGTTCTCGCCGTACAACAATGGCTTCCGTGTTAGAAAACACAAAGAAGCACTTGGTAGAATCCGCTACAGGCGGCGCAACAACTAGTGGTAACGTTGCTACTCTTAACAGAGTTATTCTTCCAGTAATCAGACGAGTTATGCCAACTGTTATTGCCAACGAAATCGTTGGTGTACAGCCAATGACTGGTCCAGTTGCACAAATTCACACATTACGTGTTCGTTATGCTGAAACTACAAATGATACTTCATCATACAACACAGACACAACAGCTGGTGATGAAGCACTTTCACCATTCAAGATTGCTAATGCATATTCCGGTTCATTAACAACTGGTCGTGCAGACAGCACAGCAACACTTGAAGGTTCACCAGGACGTAAGATCAATGTTCAGATCTTAAAGCAAGTTGTTGAAGCAAAAACCAGAAAGCTATCAGCTCGTTGGACATTTGAAGCCGCTCAAGACGCACAGTCTATGCACGGTTTAGATGTTGAAGCAGAGATTATGGCTGCTCTTGCACAAGAGATTACTGTTGAAATCGACCAGGAAGTACTTGGTTCTTTAAGAAGCCTAGCGGCAACTGAAGAAACATACAACCAGGCAGCAGTTTCAGGTACAGCTACATACGTTGGTGACGAGCATGCCGCTCTTGCTGTTTTAGTTAACAGAGTTGCTAACAAGATTGCTCAAAGAACAAGACGTGGTGCAGGTAACTGGGCAGTTGTTTCCCCAGCCGCATTAACAGTTCTTCAGAGTGCAACAACAAGTGCTTTTGCACGTACAACTGAAGGCACATTCGAAGCACCTACAAACACTAAGTTTGTTGGTACATTGAACGGTGCTATGCGTGTATATGTTGATTCATATGCAAGCGACACAACAGCAGTTCTAGTTGGTTATAAGGGTTCAAGCGAAGCAGATGCAGCCGCTTTCTATTGCCCATATATTCCATTAATGAGCTCTGGTGTTGTTTTAGATCCAGCTACATTTGAACCAGTTGTAGGCTTTATGACCAGATACGGTTATGTTGAGCTTACAAACACAGCGTCATCGCTTGGTAACGCTGGTGATTATGTGGGTGAGATTGCAATGAGCAACCTTTCTTTCTCATAATTATTATTTGAAAGTTATTTCCTGTTCGGAATGGGAAAACAAATTAGGGGTCGCAAGACCCCTTTTTTGTTGACTTTATATGTAGGATAGTGTATAAATATATATACGTTCAGCTGTAAAGCCGGAAGTAGACTTCATTATTAGTCGAAGGAACGCATTATCATCGTTCATCTCGAAAGAGACGGAAGTAGGTAATGGTTACCGAAGGAACGCACCTAACTGTAAAAAGGAGGGTGTTAACATGACAATGTGGACTCGCTATTGTAGAGAGCAAGCACAGAAAGACTATCATAAGTCTCAAATGCTTAAAATCTTATTGTTACGTGCAATACACGAAACAGATAAGTGAACTTCAAGGGGCTGAAACGCCCCTTTTTTGTGACTAACATTTCTATAAATACTACTGTTCAGTAGTTAGGTAAAACTGACTTATGCTGTCCCAACAGCGTAGCGACTAGAACTCGCATTGGACTTCTAACTAAGGAGAAAACAAATGGGAAGACCTTTAAAATTAGCACAAACAGTTGACGGTAACTTAAAAGTTCCTTCAGCAAACACAACAGGTACTATTGGTGACACAGCTCTAGCAGGATCAACACAAATTCAGTTTACTGGCTTTGTAACAAGCGGTTCAGCTAATACAGGACCTGCAAATTCACAAAAAGGCAGCAAGACATTCAATATTACCACAAGTGACGGCACAGAAGATTTAATTCTAACAGCAGTTGCAAGTGGATCATTGGCCGCAGGGCAATGTCAATTAACAGCAACAGATTCAGATGGTGATACATACTATGTAAGTAAAATTACTTCACGTTATGTTACTCTTGTTCCTAATGATGGGACACAGTTCACATCAGGTCAAAAAGCATTATGGGTAGCAAGCGGAAGCGAAGAATCAGGCGTTTCAGTTAGTATCCCATTAGCATAATAGTTAATACTTTTTTAACTACTAAAGGCTACAGTGATAATTACATTGTAGCCTTTTTTTATGACACCAATAGCATTCATTATCGGAAACGGACGTAGTAGATTAGACATAGACTTAGAAAGTCTAAGAGGTCGAGGTATGATCTACGGCTGTAATGCCTTATACAGAGACTTTACGCCAGACGTGTTAATAGCAACAGACAATGGTATTGCAAAAGAAATACAAGACTCTGGATATGCAAAATCAAATGTATTTTATACTAGAAGGCCAATAGAAGGATCGGGTGCTAAGAAAATAGAATACAATTATGGGTGGTCAAGCGGACAAGTAGCACTTAGTTATGCGGCACACGCCAAACACAGTTATCTTTACATGCTAGGCTTTGACCTTGCAGGACTTAACGATAACAAAGACTTTAACAATGTGTATGCTGATTCTGCTCACTATAAAACTTCAGCAGATCGTGCTACATTCTACGGAAACTGGCTAAAACAAATACATGAAACTGTTTCAAAGTTTAAAGAAAAGAGATTTATAAGAATTATTCCTGATGGAGGATACGTACCATCAGAGTTAAAACCCATAAGAAATATACAACACATGCCTACAAGCGAATTTAAAACTGTACTAAATACAATGAAATAGGTAAAAAAGAATGGCTACAACTAAACGAGTTTCCGGCGATTACAATATCAGTTCAGTAGATGCTAGTACAGACAACGTTGTCATTACTACTCATACTGTCACAGTCAATGGCAACTTAACAGTTACTGGTACAACAACATCTGTTGAAACCACCAATACTGAAATATCAGACAATATCATTACTTTAAACAAAGGTGAGGTAGGCGCTGGTGTCACAGCAACTTATGCAGGTATCGAAGTTGATAGAGGTAGTTCCACAGATGTTGCATTACGCTGGAACGAAACATCAGACAAGTGGGAAATAACAACAGATGGCGTCAGTTACGATGAAATAGGAACTGCGTCTGGATCAGGTATTAGCGATGTTGTGTCAGACACAACACCACAACTTGGTGGTGATTTAGATATAAACGGATTTAACATCACCAGTGCAAGGTCAAACGAAGACATAGTTATTGATCCTAACGGTACTGGTAAACTAGAAGTTGCGAGTGAATTAAAGTTATTAGAAGTTGGCAGTGATCCTACAGCAGTGTCTACACATACCTATGTGTACGCAAAAGATCCTGGTGCAGGTCAAACAGGTTTGTATGTAGCAAACACAACAAGAACAGACGAAGTAGCCTCAAATAAGAGAGCTAGATTATACGGATTAATTTTTTAATAGGAACACAAGATGGCATTAGCAAACGTAGCAGTTGGAAATACCGATACAGACATTTATACTTCAAGTGGTGAAACTTGTGTTGTTACTATGTACTTCTGCAATTACAGTGTCTCAACAGTTACACTGTCTATACACGCTGTAGAAAACGGTGGATCTGTCGCAGACGGATCACTAATTGCAAAAGACATCACGATTACAGCGGCAGATACTTACGTATTAAGCACAGACAGATTAGTACTTGCTAATGGTGACAAAATTAGTGCAATAGCAAGTGCAGGAAGTTCAGTAACAGCAACAGTAAGTTATGCGGGTGTATAATGAAAATAGGAAGATTACTTAAGAACGACACCATAGAAACTGCATCTAGTGCTATTACAGTTCCTACAGGTACAGCAGGTGAAAGACCTACTACTCCAGAGAACGGACAATTACGTTATAACACATCAGATAATGTAATGGAAATGTATGTCAACAGCGCATGGGTCACAGTAGCAAAGGTCGGGCTAGTTAGTATAGTAAAAGACACGTTTACTGGTGACGGATCTACGACAGCATATACAGCAAGTCAAAGCATTGCAAACGAACAAGATGTTATTGTGCATGTTGGAAACGTACATCAAAATCCAGGAGTTGCATACACAGTAAGTGGAACAACAATCACATTTACAAGTCCTCCACCAGATACACATACAATTATAGTACAGCACGGATACAATAGTACTGGTGCATAAAGGATAAAACATGGCAATTGGTAGAATATCAGGATCCATGCTTAAATCTAACCTAGAACGTTTAGGTGCAGATTTAGCAGTTGACACTGATTTATTATATTTAGATGTTACTAACAATCGCATTGGTATTAACGAATCTACTCCTACCAAGAGTCTTCATGTTGACAATGTTACTATAGAAGGCAGCCAAATACGCAGTACCTCAGGAGCACTGGACTTAGGTGCTAATAGTGATATTAGTATTACTGGTGGTAGCAATGGTCAAGTACTATCTACCGACGGCAGTGGTAATCACACCTGGATATCTGTTTCTTCCGACGGACAAACACTTACTCTTGGTACACCAGAAGATAGTTCCTGGTACGATGGAGCAATTAACACCTGGTCTGAGTCTACACTACTGTCTAATGCAATGGACGACACTAACGAGTGTATGCTTAATATTATTAACAACACTGCCGTTGCAAACATGGACTTCACTGCTGACACAACATCAGGTGGTGCAGGTACAGTAGTAACATTAACTATCACAGCAGACGGTAACCCAAACAGATACGATATTACCTGGGGCGATGGCGATACTACTACTAATACAACAGACAGCACACCAACGCACACATACGCTACTAACTCAGGTTCTCCTTTCGATGTAACTGTTAGAGCGTACAATAACGGTGGTAGCGGTACGTGCAGTGAGACAAGTAAAACTAGAACAAGTTATATCATTATCTACACAGCAGATCCTGTTGTAAGTTTTGCGGCTTATGCGGCAAGTTCAGGCGGAAGTCCTATTACACAGTGGGACGATGGGGACACAATTTATTTTGAGAATACAACAACTAATACTAGTGGCGCAACAGTTCAGTACACATGGGACTGGGGCGATGGTAGTAGTGATGATGTAGTATCTAGTGATGCATCAGCAGGTGGCGTAGGTGGTGGCAGACTAGCACACACATTTACAGCCAGCACAGAACAAGAACAAACAAGAACAGTTACACTTACACTAGACAGTCATAGTACAGCATTACCAGCGTCTATACCTACAAGTGACAATACTGACCATAAGATTTATGATACACATACACCGACTGTTACATTAGATGACAACAGTGGTGTTAACGAAGAAGGGACATCGGGAC